CATTTTTAAAACATAACCACAAGTAGTTGCGATTCTAGCTTTGTCTAATTGTTCTTGAGAGAATAAAATTCCACCTTTAGTTTTTTCTTTTGGTGTAAAAGGTAAAACTAAAATTCTGTAGCCAACCGGTTCTGGTAACTGGTCTTCTACATCTTTAATATTGTTTTGGTCTAATCTAATTGCGTGAGACTCTTCTTTTTTTTCTGCTTCGTATTTATCTTGAAGACCAAGTTTAATTTTTGGTACTTCCTTTTCCGAGGTCGATAACGTTTCCTTGCTCATTTTTTTGCTCCTTTGGTTCTAGCAGGTTAGAGATTTCCTGTATTACTATTTGATAAGCGTGTGCTTGTCCTAGCATATACTTATATTTTTCCATACTGTCAACCCCACCAGTAATCATACTGTCTCCAATTTGTTGTAGTGTAGCGTTGATTCTTTTTTTTAGTTTATCTACTAATAATAAGTCTTCCATTATTTCTTCCTCTTCTTTGTTTTTTTTATTTTACCACCATATTTTTTAGTCCACTTTTTAGCTATAGCAGGTTCGTTTTTATATAGATAACGTCTTTGTTTTTCTGATTTAAAAGGCATCTGTCTATAATTTAAATTGTTGCAACACCTTTATTTTCTCTTCTGCCGCTGCAATCTTTTCTATTAGTTTATCTACTTCATCTATGTGTTGTGGATGCTCTCCAATACCTACAGAATTTTCCAAGTAAATTTTAAGTGTTGCATCTGCTTCTAAAATTTGAGCTTCATATCTAGCTTCCAATGCATCTAATATAGCTGTTCTCATTTTTTCTTCCTTTTTTTATTTAAAAGTTTAACACGTGTGTGCCAACACCATTCAGTCATTTTAATAACATAAGTCTCAACAAATGCAATAGCATCATCAAGTTTTCCAAAAAAAGAGTATAAAAATTTATCTAACATTTCCATCGCTTACGTGCCTGTCGAAGTCTCGAATTTGGATTGGCAGCAGCTTTAGGAAATTTTTTCATTTGTCCTGCACTTCTTGCGCAGTATGATTTTCGCCTGTTAGCGGCAGCGGACCCTTTTTTAACTTTACCGGTCACGGCTGTTTTTAATTTAGAACCGGGATTTTTTCTTCTGTAGGAAGCAACACCGGCTCGTGTCATTCCTGCTCCAGATTTTGTAGATCTGAAATTCTTTTTATTTCTTGCAGGCATATTGTCTTGTTTTCGCATTACAACATTCCTTTATAATATTTTTTTAAACTTGGATTTGAAACTTTTACTCCACCTAAACTACCATCTATGTAGCTACCTCTATAATTTCTTTGTGCTTGCCCTATCATACCACCATCTTTTGCAAATGTTTTTACGTTAGTTGGTTTAGGTCCTTTGTTACTGACCGCTCTTTTTCGTTTGACAGCACTCGCCTTTTGTGAACTTGTCATTCGTGTGGCTTTTGCAAGTGGGACGCATTTTGGATACTTCCTCTTCGAGCCTTTGCTTCTCCCACAAGGTTGGTACTTCCCGTTTTTCTTCGGAGCTCCAATGTCCACCCATTTGTCGTCTAGCCATTTTTTCAATCCACTCATTAGACAATTCTAGTTTTCTTTCTTCTGTTATTCATAACTTTACCACAACCTTTAGCTATGAAACCACCATCTGCTTTTTTAGTTCTACCTACTTTGCCTTTGCAATATTTAGATGCCCAGATATTTGCATATGCACTTGGGTACACATCAAATTTTTTCTTAGCGGCAGCTTTTCCTGCAGGACAGAGTTTAGCCATTTAACAGACCCTCTTACCTTTTTTATAGCCCATTCGTTTTGCAACTTGTGGTGCTACTTTTTTAAGTTTTCTTATGCCTTTACCTTTTTTTCCTTTTGGAATTGGTTTTTTCATAATTAACCTACTTGTTTATTTTGCCAGATTTTTTCGCTTTAGAACCAAACTTACCATAAGAGTCATCTCTTGATGCTTTTAATTGTTTCTTAGTTCTTTTTTTTCTGATTCTCATTGCGATAGATTCATCTTTTCTATCTTTGTATCCCTGTTTTTTCTTTTTAACAGATCCACCTTTTTTGTACATTGCTCCACCTTGCATACCCATATCGTCTTTGTAGTAGCCATCGGCCATATCTCTTCTTCTTGTAGACATTCCACCACCCATTTTTTTTACTCTGCCACCAACCTTCATTCCTCTAGGTTCAGCGACTTGTGTGTTAAATCTTGGATTTGCCATTATTTTTTTCCTCCGTTGTTTCTAAAAATTTGTGTACCCTTTATTCCATAAATGCTCGCAACGACAAGGATCCACAAATTTGTAAACCAGCTCGGGAGTGCCGCGAAGTGTTCAAAGAACACATTCACTTTGTCCATAGCTGATGGATCGTCACTTACAACTGCCCAGGCCAAAATCGCGATTGGCGCCGAGAGAATTATCAAAACTGCCTCGTCCTTCCAATCTGACTGACGGGCTTCTAAAAGTTTGCCTTGGTAAGCTTCCTTACCTTCGGCCATACGAGATGCGTGCATAAGCTGTGCATCTGACATAGCTATCTTCGTCTTCTGCTTGTTAGCATAAATTTTACTACCAGCAGAAACGGCTAATTTAATTGCCGATAACCACATATTAGTACCAAGTAGCTTTTACAGGTTTTTTGTCAGGTCTCATTCTTCTTGTACCTCTAACTTCAACCGTTTGTGATGTAAACGGATCAGTCATTTCTACAGGAATCCCACCTTGTTGCTCACCTTTTGAGTTTGCACCAAGTTCAGGAACAACTTTTACGTTGTCTCGACCTTTGTTTATTTTTTTAACCATAGTTTTCTCCTTAATTTGATTTATATCTATTTTTTTTTAAAATTTCTACCGAAATCGTGAATCTTGCTTTGATCAGACATTGTTTGTTTAGCCAAAGAGACTCCTGCACGTAGTCCAGCCAGGTCTTCATTCTGTTCTAGCTTTTCATCGTGTTGTTGGTCATTCATCATCGCTCTCATAGTGTCTAAATCCAATCTTGCTTCTCTATTCATAGCTTGTTCTTGATCGTTTTTAGCTTTTATGTCTAATTCACGTGATTTTAGTTTTAATAATGGATCACCACCTACTTCAGAACTAATTTTGTCCTCTTCTTTAGCGTAATCTATCATCATTTCTGCAATTAACTTCGCTTTTCTTGATTCAATAGTTTGTGTTAGTTGTTGAACACGTTGTTGCATCTGCATTGCTTGTGGATTTTGTTGCATCATCATAGGATTTTGCATCATTGGTGCCATTTGTTGTTGTATCATTTGCATTTCTTGTATCTCTTCTACAAATTCTAACTGAATTTGCTCTTGTGCCATAAATGAAATGTGTTCAAGTATGTTTTTTTGCAAACTCATCATTGCTGTAGGATTATTTTGTACCATAGAGATAGACATAAAACTTAAATGCGCATCAATGTGTGCTTTGTGGTCTTGTCCTGGAAATGCTTGAAAAGGTTTTCCATTAATTGCCATTAAATTTTCTAATGCCGGGTCCATTGGTTGTGGTGGAGCAGGCGGTGGCAAAATTGCATTTACATTTTTCACACCCAGCGCATCATACATAGATCTATACGCTTGGTATAGGTTATGTATACGAGGATTTGACTGCGCTAGTTGTAATTGACTTTGTGCGATTGAGATTCTTTGAGTCTGTGAGAAGATGTTTGGATCTGCTACAGGTAAGATATCTATTCTGTCATCAAAGTCTTGTACTTTAATTTCACGTCTTGCACCTGGTACATCGTAAGGATACACCGGTGGTAAGTATGTTTTAAATACTTCTGCTAATAATTTAAATTCTTGTTTAAGTCCTACATATATTCTTTTGTGAATTGCAGACATAACTCTAGAACCACGTTCTAAAAGTGCAACAGTCGTACCGACTGCAGCTTGTTGATTCATATCACCAACTTGCATATCAGCGATTGCTGCAAATCTTTGGCCGGCGTTAACTACAATTCCCATTAATTGTAAAAGAGTTTGGTCTGGTCCTTTAAAAGGTAAAGTCATAAACTGATCTTTGATATTTCCACCAGGAGCATCTACATCTCTAAACTCTCCAGGCTGTAATGGCTGTGCATCATCTCTAACTCTAATACCACGAGACTTAAATCCTGCTGGTAAGTTTGCTAAAGTTCCAGCATCAAGAAGTTGTCTTAATGCAGCTGTTGCAGTTCTAGTTAAACCACCAATCATATGTATTAAACCAAAACCATAGAAACCAGTTCCTGGTAAAAATTTAAATTGTACAAAGTAGTTTACTTTTTTTCTTAATGGATCTTGTTCACCGTAGTTTCTTCTAATAGATAAAACTTTATTACCTGCTTGAGATACAGTTACAACATACGGAAGTTTAATTCCTGTAGGCTCCCCGTCATCGCCTATATCTTCATAACCTTCTAGATCTAAATTAGTATGTACTTCATACAAAGTGTATTGATCCTCTTGGCCATCTTTAGCAATTCCTTCAAGTTCTAATTTTTTATCTTGTAATTGATTTTCTGTAACTGGCGGTGATCCTAATTCTACGTCTCTATAGAATCCTGCCACTTGTTGTTTTCTTAAATCATTTTCAGAAATTTTAATTACGTGAATTACCGCTTCCGCATCTTCTAAACTGTTTGCAGAGTACGGAACAATTAAATCATCCGCAGGTACAAACTTTGATACGGCTCTACCTAAAAGATCGTCATAGTAGACTTTCTTAAAAGTAGAACCGGATAGAGGGAGGTAAAAAAGCATTTGATCAAACTCGGGTTCGTATTCTTTCATTTGATCCATAATTTGGTAATTCATAAAATCTTTAACTCTTTTAGATTGCTCTTCTTTAGCAACATCAACTGCTCCTAAAATTTGAGTTCTAACTGGACCATCAGCTGGTAATAATTCTTTGTAAGCTTGCGCTTGAAATTGTGTAACCGCTTCAGCAAGTACAGGGTGGTTAACACCTGATGCACCTCTGAAAGGTTCTGTTCTTCTCTCGTATTTAAATCCTAAAAGATCTAAACCGTTTCTATAAGTATCTTCCCAATCTCCACGTGATTCTTTATACTCATTAAAGTGATCAACCATTTTAGCGCCTAATGGTTCTAAAATTTCATCTCCTAAAAAATCTGCTAGATTTTCAAAGTGATCTTGACCGCCTTCTCCAGATACAGCTTTAGGGTCAAATGCAATCTCTGCACCGCCTTCTTCATCCATAGTAACTTCGATGTTACCTTGTTGATTTTTTCGTTCGGTTATCTTTTCTTTTTCTTCAATTAGTTCTTCTTGCTTTGGAACTTCGATAACAGTTTCTGAAACGTTTGGAAGTGGTTTATCTATTGTAGCCATTTATTATTTTTCCTCTTTATTGAACAGGTTATATATGAATCCCTCTTCATTTTGATATTTCTTATACTGGTCATATGCAGTCAACGCTGTACTCACTGCAAGTCCCGGTAAACCTGCAAACCTGCTTATACCCCTAATTGTACCAGGATTCAATCCTAATCTTAATGCTGTATTTAGCTTACCTGGTTTAGATACACCAGATATATCTGACAAGGTAGACATAGTAGCAAGACCTAACCAGTTCAATGGATTGCTTGCAATCTCTGCTGTGCCTTTACCTTCTTTTACTTGTTCGTTGATGAAGTAGCCATCTATAAGAGCTGTGGGTAGCGGAGCTCCGATCGTGGCTAAAGTTCTACCTACATTTTTTAAAACGCTTTTATTGGTTGCAACTTTTAAAGGTTCTTCTCCAACTCTAACCGGCATTGGATTGTCTTGAGCCCAGGTTTTAATCTGTTCTTGGCTTACTAATTTTGTTGGGTCCGCTGGATCAATAAAACCTCCTATTGTACTATCATATATTAAAGTACCTGCAGGATTTTCTATTTCTCCTAAAAGATTTAATTTACTTTTCATTCTACCTGATTTCTCTAATTGATTTAATTTATATCTAGGAGCCACAGTTATAGAATCTGGATTTGGTAAATCTGCTTCAATGATAGGATATCTTTTTACTGGTTTATCTGGATTTCTACCTATTAAACTATTTGTTTTATTTATTCTTTCTGGATAAGTTTTCATTTTTAAATATTCTGCAGGGGTTACATCTACGTATTTAGTTCTACCTAATGTGTTAGAATATTTAGCTGCCATATCTGGTTTAGAAGTAAACCATTGACCTGCTAATGCATTTTTTTTAATTTTATCCATAGGCTCTTTAGTCAACTTGTTAAGAAATTTAAATTCTGGATTAGTTCTGTTTGGAAAAGACTCGCCTCGAAATAAACGAATCATTTTTTGATCATTAAAAGAATTTTTTAAAATTTTTTCAGGATTTTTGTTAGCAACTTTTACAAAACAACCGTCAGCACATTTAGCTATATTTTTTTCAAA